CTGTGGTAGTAATGNTGTCGATTCCCCTCATTTCGTATATACTGCACCCAAGTTCGAGGTTCTCAGAAAGGTGGACTGGTGCGGTGCTCAAGCATGTCCCTTTGTGAAGGAGATTGCCGATTTGGACGAGGGCAACGGTAACAAGGGCATGGTTTTGTCCACGCACTCTTGTCTTGGCGGTGCTTCTTCCAGGGACTTTACGCTCAGAAATCCTCGCACCGACGAGACGCTTTCGTTCTCAGATCTGCTCTTCCATCTCGTTCTCGCTCATCACTTCTACCAAGGTCTCTCTGTGACCCATCGCGTCTCCCCGCAGGAACTCATCAGCTTCCTGGAAATCTTACCCGATCAGTTTGAGGGTACCGATTGGCCCGCCTTTCTCGAACGCAACGACAAAGGATCTGTGCTCCGCCTTGGCGATGTCATGATACGCGACCCCTGAGAACGACCACCAAACGCAGAACAGTGTGCCCTCTCCCTGAGATATGTAAAACGGGTTCCCTTATGTTCTTGTGTTTATTTTTTCTCTTAGTTCATTTTTATTCATTCGGCTTGAGAGAGTATTCTCTCTTTCAATAAACATAATTCTTCCGACTATCTTGATCTTTTTCCATCTCAATATAACCATACCTCCCAATAGTGCTGGTGCCACCTCTTTTTCTCCCTCAGATTGAGAAGGCGATCGAACGCTTCCAGTAGTAAGGTGCAGATGCATGTTTGTGACACCTATTGACATCCTATTTTTCACAAAAGCATAAACCCTCTGATTTTAACACACTGTTTAATCAAGCCCATCTTCCAGCAAGTTAGCGATACCNGATCGGACGAAACAAAATCTGACATTATACACCAAATTTCGTCGGGAAGTCCGCGATGTTACAGTGTTGTTTAGACATGTTATTGAAAAGGAAAGTTGTTTCACGAAAAATAGTTTATTGGGGTATGTACAACTTTTTCTGGTTGATATATTTGAGTATTTGGGAATTGGTTCTGTGTAGGTGTGTCAAACTTGCGGCATCACTTGATTAAGCAACCAACTCATATCTTCTTGCACGGTTTCTAACACACCCGAGTCTAAGTTCCAGTGAAACCTGAGATAAGGTCGCCAAAGAGCAACCCACACACACACACGTTCAGCTACCTGTTGTGACATACACTTGGGCAACCTTGACACATGTCGGAAATAGTCGTGATGGTGTGTTCAATGAGCAAAGTGATCGTTTTGCGGTCACTAAGAAAATCAACCACATAACCTGGCGAATCAAAAGGACAGTACTTGCACAAACCACCGAATCGAAACACGTCGTGTACGGAGAAGGGTGGGACGCACATTTTTTCCCCATCGGGAGCGTAGAGAACTGCCAACTCCAACAGGTCCAAGCGTTACGAATAGTCTCGACTATCCATCGATTTGTGTCAACCGGTCCTTGACATCCTTTCTGTTGAGCGGATTGTCTTTGATGTCTTGCACCACAACCTGGCCATGTGTCCGTGTTGTGGTGGAATCCAACCCTATGAAGGATCAAACACTCGCCGTTTATCGCGCTGACCACTCACCGCGAAGATCTTGAGAAGATGATCTTGTTTTCTATTCGAAAAATGATTGTTCGGTTTTGGCCTTGGCGATCTCTTCAGGCGTCGCGGCACCCCTCTTGAATTTCTCGATCAAGAACTCGCGCACGCGCTGATTTCCTTCCTCTGGTGAGACCAACCCCTTTTCCTGCATCTCCAACATATAGATCATGAAGACCTGGTAGGAGAACTGTTCCGTAGTTGTCTTTCGAGAAGTGCAGGCTTGGAAAATAGTCGGGTGACTCTGTTTGAAATCGCGGAAGTGTTCCTTCAGCAAAACATGCTCTCGTATTTGTTCGTCGCTCCAGTCGGGGTACCAATTACGCAGTTCCGCATAGATACTGCGGGTTTCCGTTAAGCACGACATCGCAGCTTTAGAATCCTTTTTGTTGTCCGGGGTGTCGTACTCGTATTCGTAGACGAGGTTTGTAGGATCGCTGGCGAGTTCTTCCAACTTGGTTTTTGTGAAAAGTTCAGGATCGTTGACCACGGTCTTTTTCATTTACTATCTAGCAAATCTTTGTGCTAAAACTTTGAACGATTTCGCTTGACCACCTCTTCAAAGGTGTTCAAAAGGATGGGTGAATCTCGTTCCCCGATAAATTGTTTTACAGGATATGAATTAAAATGGACGACAATAAGCGACTGGAATTGTATCGTTCTGAGCAGTTCAGGAGAAAAAGGGTGGGTCGCAAAAAGCGGTATCCAGAGCCAGAAGAACATGGCCAAGAGTTCAATGCACCTCACAACAATCACCAGACCACTCAACCTCAACACACCACAGCGAAGCATCCCGCCCAACCTCAGACCACATTTTCGAACCGCAGGGCCACGCGTAACACCTCATCTATTGTACAAAATCAACTTCCGAGTTATAAATCTGATTTCAAACAGGAAACTCGCGGTCTTCCTGCCCCACAGCCAACTCCAAGTTTCGGGAATTTTAATGACGGTGCTGACGGTGAGGTGGAAACCATATTTGTTAGCATCCCTAGCTACCGCGACTCCGAGTGCAGTAATACCTTGCTGGATCTTTTCCGCAAAGCTAGAATACCCACCAGAATCCGGGTGGGTGTGTATGAGCAAAATGCACCGGGGGACAAGTCCTGTATGGCCTTTAACAACAGCAACCGGTACAGGGATCAGATCAGGGTGAAAACGGTCTCGCACTATGAAGCCAGAGGTCCCATGGTGGCGAGAGCGGTGGTGGAGCAGGAGCTGTATCAACCGTCAGATTATATTTTGAACATCGACAGCCACACGATCTTCACAAAAAATTGGGACGTTTTGATCATCGCGCAGCTGAAGGAATGTCCATCCAAAAAGGCTGTTCTCACCATGTATCCTAAGGAGTACACCCAAAACAGGCGGAATGTGGGATTCAAAGAGAAACCATCGTATTTGGTCTTTACAGGTTTCCACCCTCGCCTATTGTTTCCTCAACAAAAACGTATGACGTGCTTGAAACTACCAAAAACCCCGCTCCCGTCGATTCTTTGGGCTGGTGGGTTTTCGTTCGCACGCACGCAGATCCTTGAGGAAGTGCCCTACGACATCAACTGCAACTTTGTGTTCTTGGGTGAGGAGATTTCGATGGCAGTCAGACTTTTTACACACGGTTGGGACACATACTCCCCAAAAACGATGTTGGTCCATCATCTTTGGGACCGCAATTACCGACCCCTTTTCTGGGAACAGATCTACCGAAAGAACAGCGTTGTGACTGCTCAAACCCGCGCCAAGCACAAAGCTATGGAAACGGAAGCTGTGGAAAGAATACAAAAACTGATATGGTTGGGTGAGTGCTCCGAACCAGAGTACGGTTTGGGCACCGAAAGGACTTTGGAGGAATTCAAGGAAATGTCAGGACTCGATCTCATAAATGCGGAGTTTCTGCCTCGCGCCGGAAGGGGGCTCTCAGCAGACCCCACTGAGGAAGAGCTGTCATGCAAAATGGAAAACACTTTTAATCGTAGGGTAGGATCGTTCCAGCGGAGAGCGCTGAAACAAAAACAACAAATTTCACAGGGAGGTGGATCTGCTCGCGGTCAGAAGCTCCCTAAGATGCGACCTGCCCGCCGTACAAGGCAATACGGAAATCTTCGGAGCGACCTGTGATGTTCCTAGTCGCTTTTTTGTAGTGCTCGAGGGTCAGTGGATGCGCCGAGTTGTCTGGGGCCACAAGGACCAGAGTCATCTGAGTACCGGATTTGGGCACAACCATCACGTGAGCCTTTGGATGATCGGAAAGGAAGCTCATGATTAAGCTTTGACCCTCCGAGTCGTTCGCCGATAGCCTTTCTTTCAAGGCCCAGCCTTCCGCCTCGTTGCTGCATTCCAACCCAGCCCTCAATTTATCCCCTTCTGCGGTGGCCGAGAGATAGTAGAAGATATCACCCTCTTCGGCAATAATCAACTGGTTGTGTTTCACAAAAATGGGAAAAATGGCGTTCAACATGTGGCTGGCTTGTCCATCTGTTTTTCCCTCCAGCAGATCGGAGAGGCTGTGAGTTGCCCACTTGTTTTGTTTGCTCGTTTGTTCTCCTGGATTCATGCTTTTATGGTTTAGTGTTGTGCTCTTTTTTTTGAAGTTTGTGGCGAACTTGCTCAGAATCGCCTGCGACACCACCGAACAGACGTGTTTCGATTCTTTGGGACTGTCGCGGTTTGGACACTTCGTGTACCGTTCTTCACGCGAACGATCTCCGTGAGATTGATAAGATCGAAAGTAGCCAGAGTCTTTTAAAGCGTTGGCCTGTTTCTCGTTCTCTTCGCTCTCCTCTTCATCACGCGCGTCACCAACTTCTAGATCTTCTTTTCTCAGATCAGCGAAACGTCCCGCTTGGCCATTTTTGTGCAGAAGGGGTTGGGAACCGCTGAGCAGATCCAACACTTCTAGATCTTCTTTTCTCAGATCAGCGAANCGTCCCGCTTGGCCATTTTTGTGCAGAAGGGGTTGGGAACCGCTGGCGTCTTTGGCGTCTTTGGCGTCTATGGGGTCTTCGACAATTTCGATGTTTTTGGCGTCCACATATCCTTCGCTAAAGTTGTCTGAGTTATCCCAAACACTAAAAAATTCGATCTCATCCTCACTCTCCTGTTCGTGAGAGGTACGCGCAGCTGCACTGGCATCGTCTTCGACATTATTTTCAGGATCTTCAGGATCTTCGAGATCTTCAGACTCTCCCTCTTTAGACTCTTCAAGATCTTCAAACTCCTCGAGATCATCACTCTCTTCGGGATCTTTACTGTCTTCGAGATCATCGCTCTCTTCGGGATCATCGCTGTTGACATCTTCAGGCTCTTCGGGGTCTTTACTGTCTTCGGGGTCTTTACTGTCTTCGGTGTCTTTACTGTCTTCGGGATCTTTACTGTCTTCGGGATCTTTACTGTCTTCGGGATCTTCGCTGTTGACATCTTCAGGCTCTTCGGGATCTTCGCTGTTGACATCTTCAGGCTCTTCGGGATCTTCGCTGTCTTCGGGATCTTTACTGTCTTCGTGATCTTCGCTTACTCCATCTTCAGGCTCTTCGGGATGATCGCTGTCTTCCGCATCCTCGGGGTCATAGCTCTGGTCACTCTCCTCCTCTAGCACATCATCACACACAACGTGACCTTGGCTGTCACCCTCTGCCTCAGGCTCTTCCTTGAAAGTCTCGCTTTCGGTCGTTTCCTGATTCGGTGTCAGGGCATCGTTGATCCGCATGGCAAATTGCTCAGCCTCCTTCACTTTTCCCTCTATGTAGTTGTTCAAATCTTCTAAAAAGGCGTCGATCTCATCCTGGTCGCTGTGCGCTCTAATGTTGGCAACATAGTCCACAAGTAATTCACACGATTCTTCGATCGACATTAGCTTTATATTACTGGTCCAAAGCCTCGCGGTCAAACCAACTGACAGAAAATCAGAACTTCATCGGAGACAACCCCATCACGTGTTAATAAAATTCACGATCACACCCCATACCACAGTGATCAGTATCAAAAACTTATGGGTATGAAACATCCCAAGGTGAGCGAAGTGCGATCGGCGTGATGTCGTTAAATAATGTAGATGTCCTCTACTACGGCACATGTGCAAAGAAAAACAGCGTCCTATTGGACCAATATCTGAACGCGCGGAAAATGTATCCTCTACGTACCATACGATTAGGATGTGGGAAGACGACCTCGGAAAAGGAGATATCGTTATGTTACGTGCAGAGTTAGAGAGTGGAGTTGGTATGAGTGCGTTTTCCCAGTGAGTGCGTTTTCCCAGAGAGTGCGTTTTCCCAGTGAGTGCGTTTTCCCAGAGAGTGCGTTTTCCCAGAGAGTGCGTTTTCCCAGAGAGTGCGTTTTCCCAGAGAGTGCGTTTTAATTGTTCCTCTTCTCTTCCCGCATCATCGAAATGAATTGCTACCGCGTCACGCTGCAGATGGTATGGGGTACATCGTACCTACACCCCATACCGGAAATTTACCACCCAGAATTTCTCAGCGTCTCCGTACCGTCATCGATCAAAATATTGTTCGTGACATAAGTGATGGATATCGCAAAAATACACTGCGTTGCACGGAGCGGTTCACTCTTCACCCGATTGATTCCGAAACATCATTGCAAATCGATTGGTCTCAAGTATTATAAAATTTATAGCAGGGAATGGAAAAATGACATTTACAAAGAATCGGATCCCACAGACTGGATTTTGCAGTTGGCGGAATCGTTTGGCAGGAAGTATCCCAACGATGTACTTAACGTGTGGATAGAATGTGCACACCGAAGAGGTGACTGGCGCAAAAAGAAAGAAAAGTGGATGGATCCCGATATCTCCATAATAGCACCTCTGCTAGGAGTGGCACATTTCGTTTCGACTCCAGAACAGTATCAAGATCAGGGATGGATGTTTGGTTCTGCTTGTATGTACAACAAACACACTAACTTTGCACTGGAGGCCATCGAGCAGCCATTCAACACCCAGGTCGCTTTTGGTAGCGATGTGCAGGTGACACTGAATAGGACAGGTGATTTGATACCTCAAACCTCAATCGGGGATTTAATTGTGTTTTGCGTCAGTGGCCAATCCAGGGTTTATCTAGGTTTTGAGGTGCGGACAAGTGAGGACAGGTTTCTCTGGTAGTGGCCAATCCAGGGTTAATTTGGTAGGGATAAAAACGTCAGTCGAGTCGATGGATTAAAACTTTTATTTTAGTGTTTTACTTTGTTTACTTTGTTTTAGTGTTTTACTTTGTTTGTTCGCTATCGGTTGTTCCGTCGTCCAGTAGGATTCGCTTGTTCTCAGGCACGCCACACTAGTAGTACTTCTTATCTATTATAGATGGAGCAAACATGGGTTGGGGCTTGGGAGAGGCGGTTGGAATCTGGCGAAAGCCCTCTCCGTAGGATGTTGGTGGTGTTTGTTGTGGCGGTGTGCCAATATATTTAGCGTTGGTGGAATTGCATAGGCCTTCAAAGAAGTTGTTGACTGCTTGTGACATGGAGTAGTTGGACGGTATTACCACTAGTAAACTTTGATACCCGGGTTGTTTTGAGGGTTGTTTTGAGGGTTGTTTTGAGGGTTGTTTTGAGGGTTGTTTTGAGGGTTGTTTTGAGGGTTTGAGGATGAAGGTTGTTACAGTTTTGAGGGTTTGAGGATGAAGGTTGTTACAGTTTTGAGGGTTTGAGGATGAAGGTTGTTACAGTTTTGAGGGTTGCTTTGAGGGTTTGAGGATGAAGGTTGACACAGTAATGTCAGTGTCCCAATTCCGCATTCAAAGACACTCCAAGTCTACCAATTGCGCCTCTTGACATATTTCCTAAATCTCTCAGCCACCGCCCGATCAAAGTTCCGACAAATGGGACAAATTTTACCATTTATGACCCAGTAAGCATCAGGGGGCTCTAGAAGTACGCCACAATGGAAACAGCAGTCAGATGTGAAATCCACCACTAAATCGAATTGGGGTGGATCCAGGGGAATTTCGATCTTGGTCAGTGTGCGTTCCCTCTCCACATAGCGGACTTTGGTGTGTTTGTGAATGCAATCATATGTGGCATCTTGTGATGGAATAAGAACCATAACAAGGGTGGGTGCTCCCTGGATAATATGGTGTATGATGGCATCACCAGCGACACTTCCCGGGGGATAGAGTTCACGCAAAACGTCGTAAAATTGCGAGTATGTTGATTGGAATAACCGGGTATACTCAAGAGGTATATGTGAAACCTGCCACCACCCACCAAAACACCCAACAAAACTGCAAAAATGTGAAACCTGCCACCCAACAAAACTTGACGAAAGATAGGTCTCCAATACACAAGCGATAAATGTCATGGCAAGTGTCTTGTGCATGAGATTGTGGGAAGGGTGCCCAGGTGGGGTTTGTGCAAGGTCTCGGGAGATGATCTTCAAAATCAACTCGAACCTGGGACGGGAGAATTTGATACAAGAAGAGATGGAATCAATTTGCAGGCAGATAGTTCCTTTTTGATTATTTTTGATGTTCTGATATGATGTGGTGTGGTTATGGTATAGTGGGATGTTAAAGGCAGATAAAACCAACCGTGACGCAGCCAACAACCACTCCCTAAAAGTGTTTTTTGGGCCCACCATTTTCACAAGTTTTTGGGCCTGTGTCTGCATGAGCCATGTAAAAGTTTCTTGTGTGGTGTTACCTGTGGAAACATCAGGGCAGACCAGACCTTTAAACACCGCGGAAAAATACAGATATTTTTCCGTTTGGCCCTCCAGAGGCCCATAAAACATAATGTCTCGACGATGCTCAAGACGATTGCATACCCAAGAGAGGTCGCGGCAAGTTAAACTCAACCGCAGAACCTGTTGTAAGGGCAACCACTCCAATATTATGGTGATGATTTCTGGTGGCAGAA